CAAGACAGAATCAGAATTTATCGACCCAGCGATTCCTGGGGTAAAGTAACACCTGAAACACTCACAGGGCATTTATGAAAATCACCCGTTTCCAGCTCATGCTGGCTTCCCGTCCGTTCATCGCACGAGACAACGACGGCGGTGATATTGCCCCCGATGGAGACGACGGAGACGCTGGTGAGATCACCGGCAAGTTCACCCCCGAGCAGCAAACTCTGGTGAATGACATCGTCGTCAAACGAGTCAAGAAAGTCCGCAGTCAGTTGGAACAAACTGAGCGACGCTACGAGACCCTCCTCCAATCGCAGAGTCTGACGACCAAGGAGAAGGGTGAGCTGCAAGGAGAATTGGAGCAAGTCCAAGCGCAGCTACGAACAACCGAACAACAGCGCTCGTACGAAGCCAAGAAACGAGAGGGGGAGTTCAACACCCGCCTCGAATCCACCACTGGCGAGCGCGACCGCTACCGCAGTCTCTTTGAGACTCAAACCCGAGACAACGCGATCCTTGCGGCAGCAAGCCAAAGCGATGCGTACAACCCCGAACAGTTTATCTCCATCATCGGCCCACGGGTCGAAGTTGTAGCGGAGACGAACGAACAAGGCGAAGAGACCGGTCGCTACGTTCCCCGTGTGAAGGTACAGAAGAAAACGGAAGACGGCACCGTTTCGGAAGTCTACGTGACTCCCGCAGAAGCGATCGAAGACATGAAGAACGACGTTTCCAAATATGGAAACCTTTTCCGTGGCAACGTCGCGAAAGGTATCGGAGAGGGCAGCAACGCCAGCTTCGCAGGTAAGCAGCGCGTAGACGTCAGCAAGATGTCGGACGCAGAATACTTTGCCAATCGCGACGCGATCAAACAACAATACGGACTGCGCGACAAGCGCGGATTCTAAACTCTTACCGCTCAGCGGGTCTCACCGGTTCCACCGGGCTCTCTTTACAAACCAATCCCCAAACCAGGAAAACTTTTCAGCATGTTCAACATGATCCTCGCAGTAGTCGCGGCTTCCACTCGCTTGATTGCAAAAGCCAACGACAACGCCGCACTGATTCCAGAAATCTGGAGCCGTGAAGCCTTGCTTACACTTATGTCCAACACGGTCATGGCAAGCCTCGTTCACCGTGACTTTGAAAACATCATCGCCAACGAAGGCGACGTTGTGAACACTAGCCGCCCCGCCGACTTCAGCGGAAAGCGTAAAACCGACGCGGACGACGTTACTGACCAAGACGCCAAGAGCCCGAACATTCCGGTTCCCTTGGACCAACACTTCCACGTCTCGTACGTCATCAAAGACGGCGAACTGAGCAAAGCCCTCCCGGACTTGCTTGAGCGATACATGGAGCCCGCCGCGCGCGAGATCGCAGAAAAGGTTGACCAAGTGTTGGCCGGACAAACTTGTCGTTTGCTCGCTAACCAAGTTGGTGAAGCCAACAGCGTGAGCGACCTGAACGTCGATCAGTATGTCTTGGACGCGGACGAAAAGCTGAATGACAACCGCGCCACGAAGAGCGGACGTTACCTCGTTATGTCGAGCCGCTTCAATCGCGCAGCTCTCGGAGCCGGCATCGTGGTCGAAGCAGACAAGCGCGGCGATCAAGGTACCGCACTGCGCGAAGCTAGCGTCGGACGAATTTACGGATTCGATACCTTCATGGATCAGAACGTTGCTCACGTCAACTATGCAGACTGCGAAGTGTCGGCTGGTGTTACTGACGGCGCGGAAGCCGAAGGCAGCACCGTCATCGAAGCGACCAACCTGATCGCTGACGTCATGAACACCGGTGGCGAGTATGTCACCATCGAAGGTAGCTCGTACCTCCACCGCATCCTGTCGGCAACTGCTGACACTGCCGCATCAGATATCACGTTGACCGAAGGCTTGAAGGCTCCTGTCCTCTCCGGCGCGGACGTCATCGTCTACAAGGCTTGTGCCGTCAAGACGACTCGCCCCAAAGGCTACGTGAAAGAGATCACTGTCGACGGCTTCGCTGCCAACAAGGGTCCACAAGTCGGTCAGATCGTGACCTTCGGTAAGGGCGCTGGCAGCCACACGTACACCGTGTTGGCCGCAGACAAGACTTCGACCACCGAGTACGAACTGTTGCTCGACCGCCCCCTGGACGTCGCCATCACGGCTGCAGATGATTGCTACCCTGGCCCTGCCGGTAGCCGATCGATCGCCTTCACTCGCAACTCAGTGGCCTTGGTCAGTCGACCTCTGGCATCCATTGCCAACGAAATGGGTGCCCGCAGCGCGGTTGCCAGCTTCGACGGCCTCGCCATCCGAGTGACGATGCAGTACGACTCCAAGGCTCAAGGCACGCGAGTGACCTTCGACGTCCTTTGCGGAGTCGCCATCTTGGACGAACGCCTCGCCTGCGTCGTTCACGGCTAAGCTGAACTATAACACGGGGCCTGTTACAATGGCAGGCCCCTGTTATCAATGCGGGGTGGAGCAGTGGTAGCTTGTTTGCCTCATACGCAAAAGGTCGGTGGTTCGAGTCCACCTCCCGCATCTTACGAAACAACCGAACGGAATCAATACCATGGCATCAGACGACGACGAATCGTACCGAGTTCCCCGATCAGTGATGGTCGCCATCCTTGGCGTAGCTCTGTCATCCGTGGCATCGGTCTCTGCCTGGGCGGTAACGTCTGTCAATGACCGACCGACGGAAGCCAAAGTCAAGGATATGGTAGAGGTACACTCACCGTACTACCAAGACCGCTCTATGATCCTTCAGGCTCTCATGGAGATCAAAGCAGGGAACCTCGAAACGAGACGAGCCCTGGAACGCAACACAACTGCTATTGCTGAATTGCAGGCCCTCATCAGGAGTCGATAATGGAACCGAACCGCAACCCGCGCGTCGACCGCGCACAGAAGCGGACGTTCTACAATATCACTCGACGGTACGGGGCCTTAATAGTAATCAGACGTGCGGACACGTCCAGCACCGATTACATAACCGGCGATAGGGTCAGGAACTACACTCAAGCGACGATTCGCAACGCAGTGTACGTTCCGCCTATAACAAGTCGAACTGTGACGTACACAGCGGCAATGATGCAGGCCATGCGACAATTCGCGTGGCAGGGAGGTGCTGGGCAAGACGTTGAGTCTTCCCACTTCCTAATCTGCGAACGAGATATTAAAGGCTGGGGAGAAGTGGATTCTACCCAAGAGGTTCAATGGTTGGGCGTGTGGTACAAAGTCTCCGACGTACAACAGTTTGACGGAGGACTTGTCGTAACAGTTAAGTCCGCGCGAGGCTCACAAGAATGATCGAACCTAAAATCGGAACCTGGGTGCTCAGCAGCCTAGCCCGTTTAATCCAGCCGGTAGCGGTCACCCTTGGCCTCAAGTTCTTCGTTGAGGGAGTTGACCGGGAACATAAGGATTGGTTCCGAAAGGATTCCCTGGTCCTACGAGTGACTGGTCCCGCTCCCAGGTTTGAGGCTGGCGGACAAGTCAGGTACAAGTTCGAGGTTATGGTCATGATGACCGACCTGGAAAAGGATTCCGAGAATGGATTCTTAACGCCGAACCGCATGGGCACCTTGCTGGCGCTACTGTCAAACGTAATCCCGGTGTACGACGGAGTAGTACAGGTAGGTTGCCTCGACTTTGACCGCACCGCGCCCGAACCGATCCGGGTCGCGAACTTCGGCAAGATCGACCCTCATACAGAAGTAGTACAAAGCGCGATCGTCGCCAAGTACGAAATCACTCTTTAACAACCCCTCCTTATAGGAACGACTTCCCATGGCACGTATTCAACTTCGTGACACATCCATTTACTTGCAAGACGGTCTCGCCGGGACCGCCGCAGTCGACCAAGCTGCGGGCGTAGTCGCCACCGACTCGACCGCCACCATTGACACGGTTGCCCTCAATGCCAACGTCACGGATCAGGTACCAGTGGGTGCCCGTCTGACTTTCGCTGGCGACTCGACCGTCTACACTGTGACGGCACGGACACCGTCGTCGGGTACCACGACCGACATTACCTTTACGCCCGTGAAGGCTACTGGTACCGTCGCAGACGATAGCGTCATCACCTTCCTGCCACAACGGCTGGAGATCAAGATCGGCGAAGGCGACCTGTCGTGGTCAGAGTCACGTGAGTTCATCTACGACTTGGACCGCGATCGTCTCGACACGGTTCGTCAAGGCGCTGACCAGCCCGTATCGGTTGACTTGGCCTTCACGTTTGAGTACGTGACCGCCTCGACCGCCAAACCCCCGACTCCCGTCGATTGCCTCAAGCGAATCGGCAACGCGTCGGAATGGGTTTCCAGCTCAAGTGATTTGTGCGAACCGTACGCCATCGACATCATCGCAGTTCACTGCGTAGCGTGCGGCGCGGACGAGGACCAAGAAATCCTCATGCCCGACTTCCGTTACGAGGGCCTGGACTACTCCGTCGCGGATGCGTCGATCAGTGTTAGTGGTCAGTGCAATGCAACTGAGACCACGACGATCCGATCCAACCATGGCGACTGTGCCTAATTGATCCTACGAGGTGGCCGCTAACGTGGCGGTCACCCTTTTATTTCTCCGATTTTGCAACTACTGGAGTACAAGCAGATGAAGATTGGTGGTGTAACCCCGACGCGAGCTACTGAAGTTCTCGTCCTCCCCCGTCCCGATGGTAACGACCTTGTGTTCAAAGCACAAGCAGTTCTCAGCATGGACGAATTTGAAACAGCCTGCCCCCGCCCTAAAGCGCCCGTCAAGGTCACCTCAAGGGGTGAAGAAGTAGATACGACTGCTAAGGCATTCCTTGAGGCGGTCAACGTCTGGGCGACGCGTCGACACGCATTCATTTGCGTCAAGTCTTTGGAGCCTTCCAACATTGAATGGGACACCGTCAAGCTGGACAGCCCATCAACCTGGGGCAATTGGGTGTCCGACCTGGAGGCCGGAGGGCTCTGCTCTGTCGAAATTCAGCGCGTCCAGCAGTGCGTCATTGACGCCAACGCCTTGAACGAGGAAAAGCTCAAGGCCGCGCGGGAGTCTTTTCTACGTGGTCAGGTGCTGGCGCTGTAGGTCGCTCACTCTGGCCAAGGTATAGAACAGCCGATTACGCAATCTGGTCCGCCTGCGAGCGTATAGGCTGTAGACCTCCTGGCGTGAAACCATCGTTCGACGATTGTGACGTCCAGACTCAAGCCAAGATTATTGCGTTCCATCAAACAAGGGAACACGACGAAACCCCCGTGGAAAGTAAAATCAAGAAATGAGGTTCCGTGGCAACATATCTCTAATAGCAATGCCCGACGATTACGCCGGGGAGTACGAGAGATTTGCTAAGGAGACTATCGAGAAGGCTGCACGAATCTGGGTGAGGACTGCGGCAGACATAATTCCGGTTTGGTCTGGAGCTTCCATGGCCACCCTCGAAGCGTTAGGTAACGCGGTCGGTGAGTCGGTCAGTGTCTTTAGTTTGTGGGAAGCACCAGATAGAATCTCTCTTGGCAGACTAAACAGCTCGGGAGGCTTGACTCGCCACGGTCCCGGAAGTTGGGGTTTCTATTACGAAACTCAACTCAGATACTTGGTAATCAACGAAACGCAGAGGGTGGCGCCCAGAACACATGGTTTGTTCGGAAGTCTCAGAGAGCCTACACCTTACAACTTTCGAGTCAAGGCGGACGAGGCAGTAAAGGAATACCTCGCCAAGGTTCCCGCCCCTAAACTCTATCTATCCAACCGGAAATAATCAGTGTCGGACATCAACAGCAACGTTACCCTGGACGCCAGCCAAGCGATTGGTGAAATGGGTCGTTTGAGTCGTGCCACCACTCAAGCCAACGCTGCTCTCGAAAACTTTCGTATCAACGCCAACGGAGAGATAGAAGGAGTCTTTGAGGGCGCTGCTGCCGCTGCCGAGAGACTGCAACGGGGAACTGAAGCGGTTGGAAGGTCTACAGAAGTAGCAGGGAGGGGGGCACAACGTCTTCTGCTATCTTGGGAGTCTATCTCCCGTATCGTCCAGACACAAGTTCTGTACCGCGCAGTCACAGCTCTCAAGCAAGGTTTCTTCGACTCCGCCGACGCAGCCCAAAAGTTCGAGTTGTCGTTGGGCCGTATCAACGCCATCGCCAATCAAAGCGAAACGAACTTCGACGATCTGGATGCTCGTATCAAGAAGTTGTCTACGACCATTGGCCGCGACCTGAGCGAAACCTCCAAGGCTGTGTTCGAGGCGTTGCAGAACGACTTGGGCACAACTGACCAGACGTTTGAGTTGCTGGAAGGCCAAGCTGCCAGCCTTGCAAAGGTGACGGGCGGAACGTTGACAGACGCGGTCAACGTATTGTCCTCTGTCATCAAGGTATACGGCGAAGATAGCAACGATGCTGCCACTGCCGCAGGTACGTTGTTCGGAGCCATCAACGCGGGACGTGTTACGCTCGACGACTTGGCTCGCGGCATGGGTACTGTCATCCCATTGGGGGAGCAGTTGGGTCTCAGCTTCGAGCAGAGCATGAATGCGGTGGCCACTGCGTCGTTGGCCGGTATTGACTCTGCTACGGCAATGACTCAGTTACGGAACGTGTTCAACAAACTCATCAAGCCTACCGACGAAATGCGGAAGGTGTTCACGCGCCTGCGCGTAGAAGGTTTTAAGGAGCTCGCAGAACGTACGGGCGGCGACTTGACGGCGGCACTGCAACTTATCACGGATGAAGTGGGCGGCAACGAGACCGCCATCGCTAAACTGTTCAATACAATCCGGGGTAACTTGGGTGTCGTGAACATCTTGGCACAAGACGGCAAGTTGGCTGCTAACACCATGGACATTATGCGGGAATCTGCAGAAGGTCTTGCGGATAAGGTTGCGGACATCAACGCACTGGACGCCACGGCTGCTCAGGTTAATGCAGCTAAGATGGAAGTAGTCTTCACGGAGATCGGCGCTTCGGCATTGAAGATGAGGAATCGTGCTACAGAGGCATTCCTTGCGGTCATCGACGATTCCGCTTCAGCAGAAACAGCTCTGATCTCATTAGGTGGCGCGGCTACCATCGCAGGTGGGGCATTCCTCACGATGCAAGTTCGTGCAGCTGCAGCAGCAGCATCAGCAGGCACTGCCGCCACGGCATTCTCAACTTTGTTCCCACCTCTGGCAGCGTTCACAGCCGGGGTGGCCGGTGGTCTGTTCATCAGTAATCAGATTGACTCATGGCGGGAGTCCACCGCGAAACTCAACGACGAAATGGCGAAGCTGCGAGTCAAGGAACTTGAGGTATTGATCCAAAAAACTAATCAGATCAATTCCGATAAGATCAAAGAACTCAACGCAGCGTTTGAAAATACGAACACAATTCTCAACAAAACAATTGAGGCGTCCCGCAACGCCTCTAGCAGCCTGATAGATGACTTCAACGAAACAAGTTCGCAGATCAAGGCACGGGGGAGCGACCTCTTAGAATCGTTTGCTGACGGACGGGAACGTATCCTGGACCGAATCAAATCCACGATCAAAGGTATAGACGGCGAAATACTAAGTCTGACTAAGCAGATTCTGTCCGAACAACGTAAGCTCGACGATAGCAACTTTAAGAAATCGTTGGACGGCTTGTCAGACATGCAGAAGGCTAACAAAGCTCTCGCTCACTCCTACAACGAAATCGAAGCGGCCTCCAAGGCGGTCAGCTCGGCAGGTCTTAGTGAAGAGTCAAGGAACGCCGCCCTGGCTACAGTCGACGCAGCAGAAGCAGCCGCTCGTTACTCCCTGGAATTGGCGAAGACTTCCAAGAACGTCTTCTTAGTGGAGAAAGCCGAAGAGCAGTTGCAACGGATTCGGGAAGGACGCATTGAGAGCCTGATGGGATTCCAGGACCAGCTGGAAGCGCAAAACAAAAACTATCATGAGAAGGAACACAAGCGACTTGAGTTCTTGAATGAAGAACAGAAGTTGGCCGTGAAGGATCAACTCGACGGACTGACCGAGCTCGAAGAGAAAGCGGCAAAGGGTTTGATTGACCCTAAAGTGTTCGCTATCGAGGCGGGTAAGGTTCGTGCAGAAATAAAACGAATTGAAGAGTCGTTCGGGGAATTCTCGGACTCTCCTTTGTTGAAGGCGTTGGACATTGACGAACTTGCGAAGCAAGTCGAGCAACGTTTCTCCGAGGGTATGGCCAACGTGCGTATAGATTGGACCAGCGCCGTCAACCAACTGCAAAGTGATTTGTCCGGAGCTCGCTTCGAGGCCACCGTAGATTTGATTTCTCGAATCGACGGAGGTGCGAATGCAGAACTGACGGAGCGATTCAAGGATATCTCTAACGTGAATCCAACCGAGCAGTTGGAAGAGCGGGCCCGTATAATCAAGGAGTACGTTGTAGAGACTGCGAAGGCGGACGCCCAAGCTGCTGCGAGTTCCCTGGAAATCACTAAAGCCATTACCGAGGGTCAGGCGCAACTGAAGGAAGCCGTGAACAACGCTACCTTCGGACACCAGAGGACCGCCATCAAGGAACTGATGGGGGAGGCTAGCGCTGGCATCACGGAGATCAGTAGCATGACTGAGGCACAGGCTCAGTCTTATCGCAGCAAACTGATCGGTATCTACAACGAACTGAAAACAGTTCAAGGTGATATGTTCAACAGAAACTCCACGTTCGGTTTTGGTAACGCGGAGAAATTGCTGGACGTAATCAAGCACCAACTGGACGCCACCGAAACGCAGATTGAAGTCATCGGTACCAAACCCCTGCTGGGAGCGGAACCTAAGATGGACCTTCAGAACTTGACCGACTTCATCAACGGGAACGACAGCAACAAGGTTATCTTGGACGTCGATTCTTCAGAAGTCAAACAAGCTAAAATCGAAGTGGACGGAATCACCGTTTCTGCTGATGCCGCGACAGCATCAACTAGCCGAATCGGGGAAGCAGCAATGTCTTCCGAAAGTAGCATGAGTTCCCTGAACTCTGCTACCAACGCGCTAACCGGTTCGGCCAACGCCGCCTCGCAAGCATACTGGGCAATGGCAGCAGCAGCTGCAGCAGCAGCAGCAGCAGCTCAACAGGCTGCAGCAGCAGGCGGCCAGGGCTATGCTTACAACGGCGGACTTCAGTACATGGCGAACGGCGGCAAGAGCCGTGGACAAGATACGCAAGCTACCATGCTTGCACCGGGGGAGTTCGTAGCCAACCAGCGCGCGACTGCGAACTTCCTCCCTCAACTACAGGCTATCAACGCAGGTAACAAACCCGGTGGCGGCGGAGGTGGAAACACCAACATCACCATCGGAGACATCAACGTAACATCCCAGTCACAACTACCTTCTCAGACCGCGAGAGAAGTTGGTCTTTCCATCAAGCGCGAACTCCGACGAGGAACAATGAAGCTATGAATGTAAACAACAAGCCTGGACTCAAAGGCAAATTCTCTGTATTGTGCATCGACTCAGAAGGCAATACCAAATGGGAACAAGACTTCCCCAACGGCATTACCGACGTGGGTGTTGCGTACTTGCTGAATGCTGGATTCGACTCCGGTTCAGTTACCACCACGTGGTACGTCGGCCTGATCGACAACGCCTCCTTCAGCGCGCTCTCGGCCTCCGACACTGCCGCATCGCACTCGGGATGGATCGAAAACCAAGACTATTCGGAAACTACCCGTGTGACTTGGGCAAATGACGCTACGGCTGCTCGCACGATGTCGAACAGCGTGTCGGCTGACTTCTCGATGGACGCTACTGCCACCATCAAGGGTGTCTTCATCATCAGTGTCAGCACCAAGGGCGGCTCCACTGGTACGTTATGGTCCACCGCCACGTTCGGCAGTAATGCCGCCGTGACCAACGGTGACACCCTCAAGGTCACTTACTCCATCAACGGTTAAGTCAAATGACTTGGATACTAGCAGACGGGTTTGAGGTCTATGGAGACAAGACCACCTCCGCAGCCGATGTTACTAGCAACATCGACCGGAGGCCGAGCATGGAACTCAGGAAGTCGAATTCGACAACAGTCGGACCGACGCTGGTTGACAACGATCAGACTGACGGTACGTTCGCGATTAAGTTCTCAGACAACCCTGTCCGCAACGCTGAGATAAGGTACGAGTTCCCTGCCGCCTATAAAGTTCGGATGAACGCGTCCGTCCCTACGTTCGTGATAGGGTTTCGTTACCAAGTACCTGCAGATGAAAGTGGTACGAACATTTTTCTACGGACCCTCAAGTTAGTGGGCTCCACCCCCAACAACGGGAACATCCTTCTGCGTAACACTAACTCTGGCAAGGATTTGGTAGTGAACGGTCGAAGTTACACTACCACTGTGACCGACGCGTTCATCGCAGGCAACTGGCACTACGTTGAGATCGTCTACAAGCCAACGTCCAGTGGTAACGGCGGATTCATAAAAGTGTACGTCAACCAGAACCTGGTTGTAGATAGTGGTGAGGAATCAGTGGAGTTTGTGCTCGACAGCGTGTGGGGACTGTCTTTCGAAGCTAGCGGCACCTCGCGCCCCTCGTACGATGACTTGTGTGTCTACACCCTGGACGGAGTTGCCCACACAGCCGCGATTGGTCCCCGCAGAATTGTAAGGTTAGCTCCCGCATCTGACTCTGCACCGAATGACTGGACCGCCTCAACTGGCGTCAACAACTACGCCATGATTAACGGTACTCTCCCCGGCAGCACCTACGTCGAGGCGGACGTCAGTGGCGACGACGATCACTATAAACTCAATACGCTATCGGCCTCGTCTGTTGAATGTCTACAGGTCGACGTCGAATGCAAAGCGGTAGACGGCACACCCCACCTCCATATCGGCTTCGACAACGGAGTGTCAGATGAAGCCGATATGGGGGTAATTTCCACGGCAGCGAATGTCGTTGTTCGTAAGATGTTTCCTACGGGACCGGGTAGCGCGGCGTGGACGACTGCCTCCGTGAACGACGTTGAGGCCACTCAAAGGATGACCGAGTAATGACCATAAGATCGTACCACTACCAAGTCCAGGCGGTTATCGTTCCGTCTGCTGGTGGTGACTTACCGGTATCGGCTAGTTCATCTTTAGGGATAACTGATTCAGCGGTGTTCGAGTTGAACACTATCGCTATCCCCTCGTCGTCCGATCTGTTGTTTAATGACGTAGCATTCTACTCTTTCGTGCCGGGAGGATTAACCTCCGCCAGTTCAGAATTAGGTCTGACTGACGAAGCTCTGTTGCACGACCAACGTCAAGCTGCGCACCCCCTAGGGCTGACCGACTCCGCCTTGGTACACCTACCTATCGTTCGTAAGAACAGTTTCAACACGGCTAGTCTGACTGACGCTGCTACGTTCCAATTCGGAGTCAAGAACTATTACGTAAGTCACGACCTTGGTTTAACGGCGACAGCCGGACGCGTAAAAGAGTACGCCGTGTCCTCGACTCTCGGCCTTACTGACTCAGCTATGTTCGCCCGCGCGAGCAACAACCTGGGCCTTACCGACTCGGCGGAATGGGGATTCGGATATGATGCCAGTAACGCGTTTGGATTCACGGTATCAACCACGGTTAATAAAGTCCTCAATCCCGAGATTTCACACGTACTAGGATTGAACCAAGCGGTAACTTACTACATAGAATCATCATGTGCTCGCAAGACACACAACATGTTTCACGGCCTCGGAGGCACGGCTCCGAGCGCTAAGAAACCACAATACAAAAATACCCTGTTCTTACAGTCTTTTGCTACAGGCGAAGTTCTTCAGCTACGAAATCCAGAATCCGACAACACTCGCCGAATCGCATTCAACCGCGTGAACCGAACATATTTTGACGGATCGTCAGATATCTTTTCGGGCGTGGGTGACGCGGTCGAAGAATCACAGTTGTATACTATCACAGCGGTCAAACGAACAGACCTCGACTTCCTGATGGATTTCTTGTCTAACGAATTGGGAAGGGAGATTTTGCTGAAGGATTGGCGCGGCGTGTCGTGGCGTGTGGTGGTCACTAACCCTGGTGAAGTTTACACAGAAGACAACGAAGGCTACTGGACTCTTAACTTCGACGTAGAGGGAGTAGCACTGGACGGCGAGTACGCAATTCAGCAGTTGGGCCTCTCCCAAGAGCTGGGACGTAACGGAAGTATCTGGACTCGACAAGGTGTGGAGACATTTGTTACTGACACCGTTAATGTGAACTTCAATAGACCAAGACAAGTGAGCTCAGGATCAATTCTTTTAGACTCCGCATCCTTCACGATCGTATAACATGACCAACTACTTCAGGATCGAAGCCCCCTTCCCGGCTCCCTCGTCTACCGTGCTGCTCCCTCCTCCCGAGATGGGAAACAACATGGGTGCTGTATCAGAAGTGCGTATAGTTCGCATGGAGGACGGGTCGCGCAGAACGTTCATCAAACGTGGCGAGAACAACCGACGGTACCGTTGGTCGTTCACGTTGACTCAAGAGAAGTCCGAAGAGTTTCAGGATTTCGTGAGACGGTACAGAGGGAAATCTTTTCACGCAGTGTGGAGGGGCAGGGACTATGTTGGGAGACTGAATCTCAACCCCATCGAACTTTCCGGCACCACACGAGACCATTACACCACAACATTTGAATTAGTCGAACAATGAAAAACTACAGTGAAGCAGTCAAGACCGCGCTAGCCAAGAAACAAGGCTTGGAGGTTGTATTGTTCGTAGGCGTCGAGTGGGTAGACGGTTCCGAGATGATGTACTCTAGTACCACCGTGACGGGGGCCCACAAGAGCATCGTGTCCATAAGCAACCTGGAGTCTGTCAGCCAAGTAGGCAGCTCAGGAATCTCACAATCGGTAGACATCACCCTCTCCGATACTGATGGTGCTTTGACTGAGATCATGGACCGTGTAGACATTCACAAACGGCCTGCGAAGGTTTATCTGGGATTCTCCGGAGTCCCCCTGGAACAGTCGGTTGTGTTGTTGGACGGCGTAATCAACTCTCCTATCCAGTGGGACGTACGGTCACGGGCGCTCAGCTTCAGCATTGTAACAAAGGTTGAGGACCGGTTGTTCGGCTTTGCGGCAGAAGACGGAATGTTCGATCAAGTAGACTCCGCCTCAAGAACGAGTCCGTGGCCTTTTCGTTTTGGTGAGACGTGCGCCTACCCTGCCACGGAAGTGTTGGGCGGAGGTGTGCGGGGAGTGTTGAAGAGCGGGCAAGGTGTGATGGACCCTACGCTTGACACCAAGATTTGTCAAAGCCTCACGATCGATTGTCCTAATGTAGACAACCAGCTCTACTCTGTCGGCGAACCTACTCCTGCCGAGAACCTGGCCAATGCTCGAGACTACTGGAAACAATTCCAAGCTCCCCGAGTATCTCCCGGTTTGACAGATACGTTCGGTCAACCATTGACATATCCCCAAGGAATAACAGGTCCGAAGAACCCTACAACAGGGAAGGTGCTGGAAGGCGACCAAGAGTGTTTGAGGAACAAATTTCTTACGTTGTGTCAGCTCTACCACGATCGCGCAAACCAACTTGAATTCATCAACGAGAGTTTAGTTATTGTAGGAGGCAGCAAGTTTCCGCAAGGGGAGGTCGTGTCTATCCGTGTGGGCGACGTTATTTACGACGGGGTGTTTGCGGGCGACGCATTTAAGATTCACGCAACCAACCGTCTGGACGCTCCGTTAAGCATTCCCGACTGCGTGAACGTTCCGCCGCCATCGGCTGAGTTCCAGGCGCTGGAGATCGACATTCCCACGTCTGCTGAAGATTGTCACAAAGCCAGCAGTAAGGTTCAACTCCGTGTGGTCGGCGGTGCGGGTGCTGCGTGGCGCGCGCTTGGCGGTATCCCCGACTCAGGTTTCAAATGGTTACCAGCAGGGACGACCGTGTATCTGGACGGCAGCAAGGAAGTTCACGTCGTGTCGTGCGTTCCCGGTGTGGTCACTGGGGTCTACTGCCACCGGCGCATTGGTGACAGTCTGCAGTTGACTGAAGTTCCTACTGATTATTACGAAGTCGTGAACACCAACTACGGCGGTCTACGGACCGTGGAGATTCATCTCAACCGGAGTTTGGAGTCCTACGTGGGCGAGAATTGGTCGGGAAGTATCTATACACAATTCATCAGCGATGTGGGCCCTAACCCCGTAGACGTTATTGAGTGGATCGCCGAGCGGTACACTTCCTTCACTCCAGATGCCGCCAGTTTCGCTGCTGTACGTGCCAAGCTGAATAAGTACCCTTGTAACTACACACACAACAAACGCGAAAACGTAATCGTAGTGCTAAAGAGAATTGCTTATGAGGCGCGGTGTGTGTTGACCATCGAAGACAATAAGATGAAGTTGACGTACTTACCGGAAGAGCCGGACGCAGTTCTTAACATCACCAGCAATAATGTCGTGTCTGGGTCGTTCGGGTATTCCCTCACAACCAGTGAAGACTTGGTAACTGCGTCGTACGTTTCATGGAAACCAAACGGAGCCCTAAATTCTGGTCTATCGTTCTCGGTGGAGAACAACGTTGAGAAGTACGGCCTGCACTCCTTAGACCACGTGTACGAAACAATCTCGAACGAAGAACAGGCCCTGAAGACCGCCACGTTCTGGTCCATCCGAGATAGTAACACCTGGAAGATCGTTTCCTTCAGTACCACCCTGGAGAACATGGGACTTGAGTTGTACGATTGTGTTTCGCTCCAACTTGATTACTTCCCACACGTCAAGGCGGTTGTCACGAACGTAGCCGTGAATGTGGACTCGGGCGTAGTGGAAGTTGAATGTTGGACTCCCGTGCTCAGCGGTGAGATGGCCGAGTATTTGTGGGCTTGGCCTGCCGAGCAAAACGCGGGGCGGATGTACCCCACGAACAACTTCGATGTAGAAGTTCCGAAGATCGCTGCCACACCTCCTCCTGGTCACCCTCTGTATGTGGAGAACCAAACTCCTCCCGTACGAAACACGATTGGTGACCGACGTCCCTCTGACCTGGACGACGTCACTCCGGACTTCGACTGCACTGACGTCCTGGACGCCGACGCTGCCGCCTTCCTGATCGATCAGCTCGACCCTACGTTCGCTAAGTTCAAAGCCGACACGTTTACACAAGCCGTTCGCGCGGACAACATCACGGCGCGGGGAACTGCAGATGGTCACGTACAGAAGAACACTGGCCAAAACTTCAACTTCAAGAAATCGAAATCGCAGTGGGACGACATCGAAGGGCATGAGACCGGAGCCCCGTGCCAGTTCGTCGTGACTGCGGGATACTACATGGCACCAAAGGTGATGTTTGGTCAACCATGTGTGCCCAAGGTTGTCCCGTGCGATACGGCCAAGTACGGCTACTCGTGTGTGCCCTACGTAAGCAAGAGCGTGCGCCACACGTTCGGCTCCCGGTCATCAGCGGAAGCCTTCGTTGCTGCCGCCGCAGGTATCAAAGGTAAGGGGTTGTGCGACGACGGATACACTCCCGGACAATGGAAGTTGATTTTCACTCACCCCCCAAGGTTGGTCAAGGGGTCGGAAGGGTGTGGCGAAGAGGAATTCGCCACCTACGGGACTCATACTAACTCAACAGGAAGTGGACAATAATGAAGCGACAGAAAGAAAGAACGGTTGACGGAGAGACGGTCTACCGGTGCATCGAACGAGGCCACAAGCTGTTCGGTCAACTGGTAGGTCCGCCACCTCCGCCACCGCCCGCACCCAAAACTGATACGGAACACGTGGACGAGAGCTTCCCAGTGATCGAACCGGTAACCGCGCGCGGCTGCAACACGTGCCCGAATACGAAATCCCAAACCCCCTCATTCAACTTTCCGTCACGGAAGAAACGATAGCCCATGTTTGAATACCTTACTGCCTTCCTCGACAAGGCCACCAGCTTCGTGCCGCGCTTCCAAAAGGTCGCGCCTACCGATCGACTGATTAAGTGGTCACGTTGCCAGGAAGCCACCCTGCACGGCCCTGGGCTCGTGTGGTACTGGCCGATCATCACAGAGGTGGAGCAGGTCGACACGCGCTGGCGGTCCACTGTGACGTGCGCGCAGACGGTCACGTTGGCGGACGGGACGACCGTCTCGGCCCGTACGTTGACCCGGTGGAAGCCGTCGGACATTGTGCTGGCCGTATCGAGTGAGGCGGACTATTCAGACACGGTAGCTGAGACCGCGCAGGGCGTCCTGGTGGACGTGCTCAGCTCGATTGACGGCACCCTGCTAAAGAATACCAAAGCGCTGTCCGTGGCGCTTACGCTCGACCTCCAGGCGCAGATGCGCGAGATCGGGATCACCATCAAGAAATGCACGTTCACCGAACTGTGCGTCACCCCAGCTTTCAGGCTCATCAATGAATAGACGCTGCCCAAAGTGCCCGAACGAAAAAACCCAAGCGCCCGTGATTAACGGGATCGCTTGGGTTGTACCCCGAGGTGCCCCTGGCGGGAAGCCTCGTCCGGTTCGTGTCAGCTCACCAACTCCCCTGCCCCAACAGAGCCTTGTAGACTCGGGCGGTGGCGAGAGCGTCGGCGAGAGCGTCGTGCGCGCCGTCGAGAGTGACTCCTAAGACCTCGCAGCAGTTGGACAAGTTGGCATAGTTGAATGGAATCTGGGTTCCGTTGAAGGCTGCCTTGTCCATCATCGCTGTGACCAATGCCTGGGTGTCGCGCGTCGGGAATCCGAACACGTCAGCAAACAGGTCTGTCCCTAGCAGGTTCTGGACGAAGGGAATATCGAACTGGCAGTTATGGCAAAGCGGAACCAGTTTCTTGCCGGGTGCCAGCTCCAGGTCTTGGAACCAGTCCCACAACGAGTCGGCCACTGTGAAACGATCCGGCGCGGTCTCCAGGAACTCCACCGTGAGGCCGTGGGTTGCCACGGCCTGGGGGTGCGTCCGTTCGGGGAACTGAGGCTTCACGTTGCTGTAGAACTGACCAACCGGGTTAAGGTGGCAGTCCAACAGCACGATCGCGATCTGGCACACTTCGTTGTAGTGTGGATCGCGACCGGTGGTTTCCACGTCCATCGCAGCCAGCACGTTATCGTTTAAGGTAATGAGGTTGTGATGGTTCAACGTAAGACCC